TTTATTACTTAATTTATTTAATTCTTTTTTTCTTAATAAATTATCTATACGGTCACATATTTTAATTTCTATAATATCATTTTTTGTTTTTGTATCTATATCCTTAAATCTTTCTTTTAAGATATCTAATGATTTATTTTTAGATAACTTTACATCATTATCATAATATGTTAAAAACTCAACTAATTTAATTGAATATGAACTAACCATATTTTTTAATACATCAATAGACCCACCTCTTTCTAAGAAATCATGATATAAAGCTGCATTATGAACATCTTGAGATACTGTTAATAACTTAATTAAATTAGCAACTCTTTTTGAGTGTTTAACTTTTTGTAAAGGCATACTCTTTTTAAGAGTTTTTATGTCTGTTTTAGTTGCTTCAAAAATAAATTCTTTGAATTTCATTGTATAAATATTTTTATTTTCCATACTTACTATAACTTTTTTGTATTCTATTAATATGGTCTTTTAATTCTGTGAAATTTTTATCAATATCTGATGATATATCAAACATATCTTTAACTAATAATTTAGATAACTCAGCATGTCTTTTATCTCTTGTTTCTAATTTAGTTTTCCAAATTTCATATAATTTTTTTGGATCATATTTATTTATTGGATGCCCTGAATATAGAAATCTAGGAATTAATTCCATATTAATTTCATGGACTAAAACTATTTGAGCCATATTGTATTCTACGATAGCCCATTCATATCCATATTTTAATAATTCATTATAACATCCTTCATAATTAACTGCTAATCCTATATTATTATCAAAGTTTTTATCTATAAAAAATTTATCAAAAATAGATACTCTTATTTCAATTGGAATAAAATTAAAATTAACTCCATATATAATAATTAAGTTATCAAACTTTTTGAAATCAATAGTAAATATAGGAGAATATTTAATCCAATTAGAATCATCTTTATAATCAAGATGATAAAAATATCCTAACTTCATGTTACCAGGACTTACATTTAAGACACTTTTATCTGACTTTCCATATTTTTCATAAAAAAATAAAGAGTTTTGTTTAAAAACATCGGGTATATCTTTTCCATATACTAAATTAGATAATTTAACTCTTTCCAACAACTCTGACATTTAATATATATTAAAAAAATAATATTTTAATATGCTTAATTCAAAACCAAATAATAGTAATTATCATCAAGGTTTATATATTCCAAAAAACAAAGACAAAGTTTTAAAATTAAATAATCAAGGTGGATTATATTATCGTTCAGGATTAGAGAAAAAAGCTATGATATTTTTTGATTATAGTGAAAAAGTTATTAGATGGTCTGCTGAAAATTTTAAAGTAGAATACGTTAAAACTGATTGGGATAATGGTACACAAGGTTTAATTAGTTCTAAACATAGTTACTATCCAGATTTTTATTATGAAATGAAAAAACCTGATGGTAGTATTGCAAAAATTATAGCAGAAGTTAAACCACATAGTGAAACTGTAGCACCAGTCTTAAAAGAAAATGCTACAGTTAAACAACTTAAAAATTTTGAATATTCCCTAAAAATGTGGAATAAAAATTTAAGTAAATGGAAATACATGATTGAGTTTTGTGAGAAAAAAGGTTTTGAGTTTATTATAATAACTGATAAATTCTTATCTAAACTATAATTATATCTTCTAATTTAATAAGATTATTATAATTATAACTTCGTATTTTAAGATTCAAATTCTTTTTTACTAACTTAAAAAGTTTTTCAGTTATCTCAACTAATATAGGTTCTCCGACAATACGAGAATATTTACTTGGAACTTTTTTTCCTACTCGTTTTTTATAAAATTGATTTATATAATTTTTACAATCATTGATTGTAAGATGTAATGATACTCCGTCATTTTTAACTTCTTGATTAATTTCTGATAATTCCCAAAATTGTAGATATACTTTATTCATAATAAATATTTTTTATATTATAAATATATGAAAATTTTTTATAATAAAAAAATCCACTTTTTATTGCCGCCATTATATACTCTATAATATCCTAATTCTAGCATAATTTCTTCTTCAGTTTTATTTATATCATAACCCATTTTGACTAACTTAGATTTTCTCCAATTAAACCTATGTTCTCTTTTTTTATCAATTACATACCAATATCCAGGTTTAGATGTATGTAAATAAGTAAAACCCAATTTTTCATACATATTTCCATTAGAAATTAAATTATCTGAATAAGTTTCTATTCTAATTGGAATCCATTTATCAATAAAATATTTTAATAATTTGGAAGCTCCGCCAATTATATTAGTGTTTATTATATTACAATATCGGGTTAACTCATAAACATGTTCTTGATTTTTTCCACCTAAAGGAAGTCTTAATTTAGAAAATGTCATTAGATTAACTAATTCATTATTATAATATAACCCAATTCTTATTGATGATTTACAATCACCTTGAAAATGATTCCTATCTAAAAAATTTTTAGAAGTTGTATAATCAACTTCTTTAATTACACATTTACGTGCTCCTATTTTAGATGTTAAGTTTAACTTATTTAGAATATATGATTTACAGATTTCTTTTTTAATAACCCAATCATCTTCCCATATAGTAAATAAATTAATATTATTTTTTTCTGCTAATTGTTTTTTTATTAAATGATATTCTTCTTTTTTAAATTTCTCACTATGCCAATATAGCCCATTAAATTCAAACCCTAATTTTAATTCTGGTAAATAAATATCAATTTCATACGGATTAATATAATCTTTAGTATTTACTATAATTTCTCCATTATAATTTTCTTTAATAAAATTATAAATATCAATTTGTTTAATACTTGAACTTTCTGATATAGGAAAGCAATTAGTACATATACTAGTATTATTAGTGACTCTATAATAAAATTGATAAGTTAATATCTCAAAATTAGTATTACATTTTTTACAAAAAAATTTTAAATATGTAGTTATATTTTTATTAAAACCATTAAATTCATAATCATTTTGATTAATTTTATCTATTATTCTTTTTTTATAATCAGAATAAAAAACATCAATTGATTTATCATGTATTTCTTTTATCATCCAATGATGTTCAACTCCATATTTTTCAATGGATGTTTTTTTAAAATTTTCTTTAAAATCACTTATTTTAAAACTTTCTATTCTTTTTTTATTTAATTCTTCTGATTTATTAGGGTTATCTACACCCCAATTTTTTAATAAAGTTTGTTTAGATTTTTCTTGAGTTTTTTCTAAACACATAGCAGAATTAACCCCATATTTTTCTAAATTTGTTTTTATAATTTTTTGTTTTATTTCTAATGATTCAGCAGGGGTTTTAGTTCCATATTTAACAATAGATTTTTCTTGTTTATATTTTTTTATATTTTCATCTGAACTTATACATTTATTAGAGCAATAAGTTAAATATCCTATTGTTGAATTTTTATACTTTACTTTATTACTACAATTATTATTTTTACATTTAGGAACTTCTTTTAAATTATTGACAGAAATAAAAACTTTTTCTTTAAAAGGTAAATCTTCTAATTCATTATTTATACAATAATCAATAATATATTCATATTCCTTTGGATATGTTTTTAACAAAGATTTTTCTTTACACATACTTCCAGAAGGATCACTTTTTTTAAAAATTTCTAAATCCATAACATTTTGTTTTTACATATATATTAAAAACTCCTAATTATGTTTAATAAAAAATCCGTTCTTTTGGAACGGATTTTTTATTATTTTTATTAATTATTATTGGAAACCACCTGAAGCAATTGCTCCTGTCTTAAGGATTGTTATATTATTAACAATTACTCCCATACCCTTAATAATTTCTACATAAGTATCTAATACACCGATTTGATTATCTATGATAATTTGAGTATTATTTTCTTGGTCACACTTGTTAAAGTAGTTATATAAACCATTTTTACTTACATATGTGCTACAAATAGCATCAGCTCTTTGTTTGATTTCTGCTCTTGTTTGTGTTGTGTTATATTTCCATTGGAAATCTAATAACATTGCACTTAAATCTCTTTCTAATTCAATCAACACTTCTCTACAGTGAATGTATGATAATGATGATTTATAATCAGTTTGACCTGTATTTTCAGTCTCAATAACATAACCTCTATTCTTTTTATATACAATAGGGTTCATTTGAGCCATATTAAGATTAGAAATGTCTTGTGGTGTAAAGTCAATTTCAGTTTTACCAAAACCACTTATTTTACCATTTGTTATACCTGCTGCTATAGTCCAAGGAGTTATAGAAGATGAGTTTGCATTTATTTTCTTCATATAAGTTGTAGCTACAAACATTGCTGGTGGAACATCGAATGGTCTACCATTATCACTAACTGTTACATAAGGAGTGAAATAACCTACACAAGTTGTACCTCTACCTATACCGAAAGAATATAAGAATGCTGGGTTTTTGTCTAAATTACCACCTGCTGCAATGTAGCTTGTTTGTAATACTCCATTAGCATCTATAAATGTTGGTGATGCTGATTGTTTAAATTGTTTCATTGAAGGCATGTTTAAGAAACCAAAGCAATCTAATCTTTCTCCGCAAATATCAACTAATTGTTGTTTTGAGTATTCTGTTAAACCTAAACCAAATGAATCAATTAAATATCTGAAATCAATTGCATCTTTATTTGATAAAGCTTCAAATAATGGTGTTCCTTTTCCAACTAAATCAAGTATTGATGATTGTCTTGCTTCTGTTCCATCAGGTATTGAAGCATTTCTCATTCTAAATCCTTTAAGAGAAATACCCTTATATGTTGATACATAATTATCAATTGAAGAATATCTTGTTGTTTCCATAACCCCATTATAAGTTTTAGAATCAACTTTAGAATCACAAGATAGTAATATTTGAGTATTATCAGAAGGATTAACTTTTCTTGTTAAGATTCTTGTTATTTTCTTAGGCACTTCACCTACTTCTAATACTATTGTAGGATCTACATATGCTGATAAGAAATCTCCTACTTGGATATTAGAATATCTTGACCCATCTACTGAAATTGTATTATCATTAATAAAACTTATAATTTCTACACTTTCTTTATAATCACCATCATAAGATGTTACATCTAATAAAGTTGGTAATGTAAATCCTAAATTTAAAGGAATTGGTAATAAAGTTTGATTATCACTTTCTACAAATTTAACATTTAATAAATTATCATTTACACCATTAAATTCCATTTGTAAATTATGTGTGAATTGAGTATTTGTTAAATATACATTTCCTGTTGAAGCTATTACTTCATTTGTTATATTATTTTGTCCTGTGTTAACTAAATAACCATATGTAGCACTAATTGTAAGAGGATTAGCAATAGTTAATGTGAAATTATTTAAATTAGAATCAGGTAAAATAAAAGATGTTCCTATTTGGTTTAAATAAGTTGATAATGGTGTTGTAAGATTTGTAAATAAAACATAATTATTACCATTAACAAAATTAAGTGTTACACTTGTTGTTAATCCAGATATTGCATTATCATAGAAATAATCTCCAGTATTTATATCACCATTATAATAATCTTGATAAAATGATGATTGATATCTAACAGATCCAGTTAAAGATGTAATAGGTAAATTATCACTTGTTACCATACCCTGAGCTCCAATTACTAATTCATCATCTTTTATATAAAAAACTATTTGGTTAATACTTGTTGTTGTTAATCCTAAATTAATAGATATGTTTTTATTACTTAGATTTGAATTATTATATGAAATTAAATTCATATTATTTGTACTATTAATTAAAGCATTAACCCCTGTTGAATATAAAATGCAACCATTATTAAAATTAGAACTACTTATAATTGATAATAAATAATTAAAAGATTTTATTTTTCTATATGTTAAATACTGATTAACATTAGGTGATACAGCTGTATTAGAATAAGTTAAACTCAATATTCCGTTATTAATATTATATACATAATCTGTTCCATTAACAAGTTCTATATATCCAGCAGTACCAACTGTAACTTGACTAAATGTTAATGATGATAACCTTCCATTACCATTTATAATATAATCCATATAACCTAATACAATATCTGTTGGCTGAACGCTTGGGTTTAATAATCCAGGTACTGTAGAAGATAACGCATTAATACCACTATTATTTAATACAATAGCGGTTTCATATTCACCTATTGCTGAGTAGGAAGCAGGATTTACATTAAAAGAATAATTCCCTGCTGATACAGTTATGTATGTTCCATTAGATATAGCATATGCTCCTGAATTTACATTATATATTAATGGAGTAAATTCAGTTTGATAATTTAATGTTAATATTAAAGGATTAGCTAAAGCGTTATATGATGAGCCTCCAGAAAAGGTTGAACTAATAAACAATGATGATGTAATACCTTTTTCAATATTAATTGAAAAAGTATAACCATTAGCTGCAGTACCACCATTAGTGTATCCTAATGATATTATAGAACCATTAACACTCATAGTATATCCAGTAGAGGTACCATATGATAAGTTCCAATTTTTAACTATATCTGAGGCAATTGCAGTTGAAGCAGTTGATGCAGTTGATGCAGAAATTGTAAAACCTAATGTTAATCCAGGAGCAGCACTTGATAAATTAAAATAACTATAAGATAATCCAGAATAAGTTAATCCAGTTATATTTACACTTGCAATAGCACTTGCAGTTGCAGTTACAGTTGCTCCAAATATAGTTGATGATATAGAAATTGTAGTTCCATTAATACCATTTAAATTGCTTCCTAAATAAGAAGGTGTAACTAATACACTAGTTCCATAATTAATAACATTAATTGAAGCAGTTAACCCTGCTGTAATTCCATAATAAATAGTATTACCTGATGCTGTAATACCTGGAAAATATCCAGTTGTTGGTGCAGAATATGTAGAAAATCCAGCAAATTGCGTATAAGAAGAAGGAGTAGCTGATAGAAATATATTATTTACATAACCTTCAGAATTTGTAAAATCTCTACCAAAAGCTCCTGTGAATCTTTGATTTCCTAATATATCAATACCGAATACATTACCTGGTCTGTCTAAATAAGTATTTGTAAATTCAACATTCTCAACAATTGTATCTTTATAAGATAAAAAGTCAATAGATTCTGTTGAATCAATTGAATTACCTACTAAATCAACTAAACCATTAGCAAATCCAGTTTCATATAAGTCCATATTAAATGCACAGAATAATCCTGTGTTTGCAAAATCATTATTGATTATAGTTTCAATAAATAAGTTATTACCACTTAAATCAGTGAAATAAGGAATGAAAGAAAGATTAGAGTAAAATGATAATACACTTACATTTCTATCAGCAGCAAAGTTTGATAATTGACCTTTTTTAAGACCTGTTCCATCAAAATATTTGTTCCATCTAGGATCAACTGATAAAGCAGTATAGTTAGACCAATCACCAGCTACTGCTAATACATCAACCATATAATCAGAAGCCCAATCTGTAGCTTTTAAGTATGGAGGAATATTTTCAATAGAACCATAGTAGTTAATTAGACTATTGTTATAAGAAGTTGTTTGTGTTTTGTATATAAATAATGTTACATAATTACCACTCATATTAGTAATGTTAAATAATCTATTAAGATTATTTCCATCAGTACTACCATTTGCTTCATCATTAGCTAAATAGTTAAATGATTCAGTATCTTTTTTCCAGAAACCTGTTGTATTAAAGAAATTGCTATAAGGAGCACCATTAGAATTAATGTAGTTAGGATAATTACAAGCTGTTGAAAGTGAAGCATATTGTAATAGATCTAAAGTATCATCAGTTTCTAATAAGTTTAGAGCATAAACCGGACCTGATAATAACATTTGTTGAATTGTTCTATGGAAGAAAGAACCATTTCTTTCTAAGGTTCTATCAATATTTCCAAATATATTTATTAAATCATTTTGACTTTGTAACAAAACTGGTGTGTTAACAGGTCCTATCTTAGAGAAACCTATTACTAACGTATAATTCCCAGCTGGTGCTACAACGTTTGGTAAAATTGAATTGTCATACTCATTAATATATATACCTGGTCTTGTATATTGTCCTATTTGAATTGTTGGCATATTATGTTATTTTTTTTATTATCTTATATATAAAAATAAAATTATCTATTTTTTCTATTTTTTAGATTTCATATTACTAATTTTCTTGTTTAGTAAAGTTAATTTATTTTTTATTTCCGTATCTATTTTAGTCATTTCCTTTTTTAGTAGGTTAATTTCATTTAATTTATCTGCAATTTTTTTATTTAATTCTGTTATTTCTTCATTTGTACTTTCTTGTAAATTAAGATTTTTTTTAATTAAATCTTGTTTTTGAATTATATTATTTTTATAGCCTTCTATAGTATCATTTATATTTTGTATTTCTTTTTTCTTACCTGAAATTTTAGCCCATATTTCTAGTAGTTCATTGGTAAAAGCCATTTTATTATCTTTACCTCTAATAACTAATTTAGCATTAAATAGTTTATTTTCTAAATCTTTTTCATTAATATTAGTTTGGTAAATTTTATCTAAAATAGTTTTTTTGGATTTATATTCCATTACTTGTTTTTCTAAGTTTTCCAAACTTTCTAAATTCTCTAAATCCTGTACTTCTACTTCTTCTTTAATAAAAGAAGAAAACTTTTTATATATTTTCATCAATTATTTTTGTTTTTTTCTTTCAAGAACCGCTTTTTTAAATTTTTCTTTAACAAGTGGCGATAAAGAACCAATATATTTATTATATAATTCTTCGCTAGAATGGTAATTAGCAACCCCATCTGTTAATTGCATATACGATGTCAAATCTCTATCATATTTTTTTAGAGGTTTATCAAGTTGAGATCCTACTTTTTTAGTAGGGTACTTACCCTCAAAATCTTCTACTTCAACATATTTATAATCTATACTTCCCCCTCCCGGTGATTTCATTAAATACCATTCACATTCACTTTTTCTAATTGTGTCTCCAGAGTCATTTAGGCTATCTAAAAATCCTATACCATTTTGTTTTTTTACATTTAATTTATCTAAAACATTTTGTAGTGTTAATTTTGGATATTTAGAAGTTGCCCAATCTCTAATTTCTTTATCATCATTTTCCCAGTAATAGAAGTATGTACCATTAACACGTTTAGCACCTTTTATATAATCTTTTGGGAGAATTTCTTCATGAGATAAACCTACACAAAAATAAATAGTTTCATTATTCATAGCTAATAAAAATAATTTTTTATCTAATTCGTTATACTTACAATCAGTAGTTTGCCATCTTAATTCGTTTGGATCAGTATCTCTTTTATTAGGTTTATGTAGACCGTTATATGTTACTTTATCAACTGAATCCCCTTTAATTCCAAAATAATCAAACATTAATTTATTTTTATTGCTATCAAAATCTGCTAATTTATTTTTATCAAGCATATTTCTCATAAATGTAAATATTATTTGACCTTGTTTATCATTACCACTTGGTGTAGCAGTTGCTTCTTCAGCTTCATTAATAAATTTAATACTTTCTAATTTAGTTTGTTTATTTGGTTCTTCTACAACTGTAGTATTTTTTACTTTAAATTTAGAATTAGCAAATATTTTTCTCATTTCTTTATCTTGAAATATTTTTTCAATTCCATCTCTCCATTTATTAAATATAGAATTTACTATAAATGGTCCAGAAGGAGCAGAATCTTCTCTCCATTGTCCACCACCTGTTTCTTTTCCTACATAAGTATATTCTAAATAAGTTTTTTGAGATACTTTACCTAAAGGTCTTCCTGTTGGAATTTGAGGTGTAAAATATAATTGATGAGCTTGTTGAAATAAATCAACTATTTTAATAATAGGATCTTTATCTGTATCATCTGGAGTATAAGACCATGATTCTACATCTTGTGAACCTATATATTCCATTTTTTTATAATCTTCATCTGTCATTTCCCATTTTTGTCTTTCTTCTTCTTTAAATATTGATCCAAATAAACCATCTATAGTTAGAGGAGTTGATGCACTAGCGCCTTGAGTAGGCGCTGTTAATGAGGCACTTCCTCCTTGAGTTTGAGAGGTATTTGATGCACTAGCACTTTGTGGTCCTGTTGTATCAGTTGAAATAGATGCACTAGCACTTTGTGGTCCTGTTGTATCAGTTGAAATAGATGCACTAGCACTTTGCGGTTTAGTTAAAGTAGATGATTCTATTTCTTGTGGCTTTGTATTTTTAGAATTATCTACATCATTATATTTTGATGCACTTAATCCACTAGATAAATTATTTTTTCTTTGTTGAGCTTTAATTAAATTAGCTTTTCTTTGATTTGGTGTTAACTCTTCATTAATTTCAAAATCACTAATTTCTTTATAATTATTAGATAAACTAGGATGTTTTTTTATATATTTCATTTTTACACTTTAATTTTTATTTATTTGATTGACTAGATCCAACTTGATTATTAACCTGACTTGCACTAGGACCATTATATGTAAGTTGTTTTTGTGGTGTAGTTGGTTGAGGAGCTTCTTTTTCTTCTTCTTTTTCTTCAGGTTTAGCTTCTGTTTTTGGATTTTTTAAAGTTTTCAACTTTTGTGCAAAATCTCTTAATTGTTTCAAAATAAAATCACGATTATCAATTTTATACTGATAATCACCTGGTTTATCTTTTAGATTTAATTCAGTTAATGCTTCAATGGCAGCTTGTATTAAACCCCCGTTACCACTTTTACCGATAAGTTGAATCTTTTTTTCTTCAAACTCAATATCCTCATTTTTAACCATCTCATCAACATTAGACATAGCAAGACGATATAAATAATAACCATATTCATTTTTTAATTCGCCACTCATATTCTCATCTAACATTAAGTATAATTGATCTCTAACTTTTGTTACTAAACTTTGTATTTGAGTTCCTTTATAAGCATTTGTTGCTCTTCTAATTGTAGAATTTATTAAACGACCAAACCATGTACCACCAAATCTAATATCATTACCTACTATTTCAGTAATTAAATTAGAATCTTGATTAAGTAATTCAGGGTTAATTAAAGGTTGTTTTACATTAGATATAAATAATTTCCTTTCTTTGATATATTTCATTTATCTATTATATTTTTATTTATTATATATTAAATTATTATTAACCTATTTTTTGTTTCGGTAAACTTAAATAGTATTTAGCAAATTTACTTAATATTTTTTTTCTATTTAATTGAGTAAATAAATCAAATGCATATCTACCAGAATTTATTCTATTTTTGAATTGAGATAAACAATTTGAAAAATCTTTTAAGGTATCAACAAAACAATCATTTTCTTCATCAATATCAGTAGTATAAAAATCAATATCATATATTAAAGCATTAAATCTAGCATGTATTTCATAATTATAATTTAAATACTTTTTATAACCTTCAACATCACTATAATTAGGTGGCTCATTAAATTTTACAAGTTTAAAATTACTTCTAAAATCATCATAAGCATGAGTTAATTCATGAATAAATGTTTTTAGAAAATCTTTTAAAAAATGATACTCTATTATTTCAAATGCATCATCCCTAGAAATAAGTTTATTATAACTTTCATAAGTGTAATTATTACATTTTAAATGTATATTTGCAATATTATTGTTTATATCATAAACATATCTTCCTTTGGAATCAGAACTAAATCCATCAGCATTAGTATCAGTATTGATAAAAAAGATATGTAATTTTTTACCAAATTTACCATAAATAAAGTTATGATACATTGAATTAGCTCCTTTTACTTCACTTAAAGTAAATGGCTCAAACTCACTAATAGAACTTACTTTTATATTTTTTTTAAATAAAGTATTTTCTAAAATAGATTTTAATATCAATTTAGAAAGCTCTATTAAGTCATTGGTTAGTTTTACATTTTCGTAAAATTTTAGTACTTTCATACTTTTATATATTAAATTTATGTATTAAAAAAGTAGTTAAAAAAATGTAGTTAAAAAAATGTAGTAAATATAAGTAAATATAGTATATTATATATATCATGATCTTGCATGAATTCAAATTTATTTCATTCTGATTAAAATCTGTGTAAATTAAAATTATGTGTTTTTCCCAAAAAAACACATATCGGTTATTTTGGAGTTTAAGATTAAAATATATATGTGTATGAGATTTTTAAGATTAAAAATTAATGATAAAATCATTACCGATCCAATTGAAATAAATAAAATATTATCTAAACAAAAATTTTATTGGTTAATAGATTCAGAAATTGAAATGGCTGATATTGAAATCATACATGATACTATTATATGGAATAGCGGTAATTTTTATGCTGGAAATTGGTATTACGGAATATGGAAGGGTGGTAATTTTTATGGAATTTGGGAGAATGGGATATTTGAAGCAGGTAAATTTGAAGGAAAATTTTTATCAGGAATAAAAAATATTTAATTTATGAGAAGAAAAAGACTTAATGAAGCAGATAACATCATTTTTAAAAATAATAACATCAGCATCATAAAAGATTTAGAAGACCAATATGTTTATGAAATAGGAAATGAAATTACATATGATGTTGGTGAAGCAGTTGCTCTAATGATTGGTGATAATTCTAAAAATCTATGGGATATAGATATAAAAGTTAAATTAACAGATATTTCTCCCGAAAAAACTTTATACTGGATGAGTGGAGGTAATAAAGAATGGAAAACTTTAGAACATTATAGTAAACCATGGACGGATTGTTATTTAGATTTTTTAGAAGAATATGGATATGTTATAATAAACATTCTTCGTAAGTCTAAAAAGTTAATAGATATTAAAAGAGGATTTCAAAAACATATTAATTTACCGACAATGTATGACTTCGCAATAAGTAAAGGTTTTGTCAAATAAAATTTAATATATAACTTAATGGAAAAATTTAAATGTAATGTTTTTGATATAGATACTATTTTAGTAATAGATAGTAAAGTATGGATAGTTGATAAAACTAAACCAAACATCCCTATATTAAAAATAAGTGAATATGAATTTAATTTAATTAAAGATGGTATATATAAAAGTCAAGATAATAAAATATATTTTAATGGTAAAGTATATTGGCTTCCTACAACATTATATAATAATATAAAAATCCATGCAAAAAATTATAAAGCAGATCTTAATAATTTAGGAATATCTATCCAAGAATTTCTAAATAAAGATATTATTGATAATACTAACTATGAATTAAGAATAGATTTATTAAATAAATTATTAAAGAATAAAACAGATGATAATTATATAATTTGTTCTAAATTATCTAAAAGAAATTATGAATCTATAATTGAAAAAGTTGAAAAAAAATTAAATGAAGAAGGTATTATAATTAAAAAATTCATTTTCATAAATGAAACTTTTTATGATAAAGATGCTGATTTTGTACATTACAAAAAAATAGAATTTTTATTAAGACTATTGACTGGATATAAAATTCAAGATAAAAAGTTTATAGATAAACAAAATAAACAATATAATGTTGTTAATTTTTATGATATTGATTTAGGAACTCTTAGTATATATAATGATGTAAATAATTACTTAAAAAGTATTTTAAATAAAACTGATAATGGTCTAAAAGAAGTTATTAAAGAAAACATAGATTTAATAAAACCACTTTTAGAGATAAATCAATTAACTACAAATAAGCATAATCAAATTATTTCTAAAAGTGTTTATTTAGATTATTCTAATCTTTTCAAGACTTTTGAATCTTTTAATAAAAGATAATTATTCCTTATTTTTAAGGATTTTATCGATCATATCATTCAAACTTCTTGCATCAACAACTTGTTTATCATCTTCAACAACCTTGTTAATTTCTTCCTCTTGGATTAATTCTTCTTTAACTTCTGGCTCAATTGAAGTAGTTACATTTGTTAAACCTAAATCTTTACGAATTTCTTTATAGAATTTTTCTAATTCAGTTCTTTGAGTAGAAATAAATTTAATATTTTCTCTCATTTGACCTACTGTTTGATTTACAACTTCATGCATTCTAGCACTATTATCACCATTATCAATTTGTCTTAATTGTGTTAAATAGTTCTTTCTTGTCATTTTACCCAAGAACATAGTTTCTGCATATATTGAAGCATCCTGCTTCATTTTTTGTTTAATATATCCATGTTCCATTACTACTTTAGAATCACCTAAATATAAATCAACTAATGATTCTAACATATCTGATGCTTCAGTATTTGCTGTAGTAAGATCTAAATCGTAATTATATATTTCTATTTCACCTAAATCGGGTAAATCATCTTCTGTTGCAAAGTATTTTGTTAAATCTAGACCTTTGCTAGTTTCTTGAATTCTTTCAAACTCCTCTTTTATAGACTCCATTTTGACGTCTTTTTCTGATTTTTTTGGCATATTTTTATGTATATGATATTTATTTATATATATTAAAAAAATAATTTTTCTTTTATGGCTAAAAGCACAAAGATAGACGAAGAAGAATTAAGGAAATTTGTCTTTAACTCAGAACTAGTTGAAGAATTAACACAGAAATTAAATGATGGTATTGTATTAAAACGTTATCAAAATCCTTGGTTCAAAAATGAAATAGGAAATAGGAGAGCAGGTATAACCTTCGCAATGACTCCTGAAGAAATCGCAGAATATATTAAATGTAAAACAGATATAAAATACTTTGCACAAAAATATTGTAAAATTAAAGTTGAAGATGGTAGTATTAAAAATCTAACACTAAGAGATTATCAAATAGATATATTAGAATTATATCAAAATAGAAAATCTATTCTATGTGGTAGTCGTCAGATAGGTAAATGTTTTTCCTTTACTACAGAAGTTTTATTTGAAAATGGCATCAAAAAAATCATAGGAATGATTTATTATGAAGAATTAAAAAAGATTAGACCTTTGACTTTTTTAGAAAAAATAAAATTATTTCTTTATAAAAAATTATTCCAATTTGAGGGGAGCCAAACTTTTTAATATATAAATCATAAAATGAATAAAAATTATGATTTTAAAAAATGAGATAGTTATAAATGATTCATATGAATTTGTAACTTGTAGAGAATGTGGTAAGCAATCAAAAAGGTTATATGGAGGTCATTTAAAATCTCATGGTATGACTTCAGAAGATTACTTAAAAAAGTTTCCTAATGCTCCTTTAATGGCTAAAAAAGATACCGAAAAAATGGGAAAACATATGAAAGAGGAGAAATATAAAAAAATGTTTTCTGAAAAATTTTCTGGAGAAAATAATCCAAATCATGTATCAAAAACTACTGAAGAAGAAAGACGCTCAAGATCACCCTTTTCAAAAGATTTTATAAAGTATAAAGATGATAAAACTGATGAACAAAGAAAATTCTTTGTTCAAGAAGCTCTTAAAGATAGAGTATTAACAACCTCTATAAGATATTACTTAGATAAAGGCTATAATGAAGAAGTAGCTGAAAAAATGTTGTCTAAAAGACAA